GCGTACTCCGCTAGAAACGTCTATGGACGGTGACTTCGATACTGGTAACGTGCGCTATAAAGCGCGTGAGCGTTACTCATTTGGTGTTTCTGACCCATTGGGTATTTACGGATCACCAGGCTCTAGCTAGAGCTTCATAAAGTGGCCTTCGGGCCACTTTTTTTATCCTGACAGATGTTCCACATGGAACAATCTGACACTAGCCACGACAGGAGAAAATTATGGCTAAGACGACTTTTACTGGACCGATTAGGTCGCAGTCAACCAACGGCTTTGAGTCGGTCACTATCGATTCGACTTCTGGTACAGAAACTACTTTTGGCAAGTTGCAAGGTGTTCATGTTAAGTTCACCGCCACGACCACGGCGGGGCCGTCCGATCTAGTTGTCGGTAAGTTTGGTAGCCCCGAGGCGAGCGTCAACCCTTTCGCTGAAAGCTCCACTCAGTTGTTCCCATTCGGCACGAAACTAATTTATGGCGATAGGACTTTCCGATACGCAGGTATAGGGGGTTCAGCGATTACCGCAGGCAAAACGGTTCAAACCACTGCTGCTGTAGCTAATCACCGGGACGTTGCCGTTCAGGCTGCTGCTTCTGCTGGCGACACAACGGTGACGGTAACGCTGGGTTCTACGGCGGCGACCGCTAATCAGTATGCTGAAGGTTATCTGCACATCAACGATGTTGCGGGTCAGGGTCAGCTAATGAGAGTAAAAAGCCACCCTGCTGCCGATTCTGGCGCTAACGTAGTCATCACTCTATACGATCCAGTCGTGACAGCGTTGACCACTAGCTCTAAAGCGGACTTGATCAGTGCTACATATAACGACGTTGTTGTTGCCCCTGCTACTGAAACTGGCCCTGTGATCGGAGTCACGGCCATAGATTTCACTGCTGACTACTTTGGCTGGATTCAAACGAGTGGTCCTGCGTCTGTTTTGACATCAGGAACCTTGGTTTTGGGCGAAGCGGCAGTTCGGTCTGATACGACTGCTGGTGCGGCAGAGCCGATTGATGCGGACGTTGAGTCTGAGTCTACCATTATCGGCCAGGTTATGGTTGTGAATGGTGATACAGATAATAGTGTTATCTGGCTAAACGTAGACTAGGAGTAATGTATGGCTGATGCAGTAGCTACTCAAACAATCCAAGATGATGGCAGCACAGCTATATTTCGTTTCACAAACGTGAGCGATGGTAGCGGCGAGAGCGCAGTTACGAAGATCGACGTATCTGCGCTTTCGGTCGATCCTGTGACTGGGGCGGCTTGCACTAAGGTATCGATTCAAAAAATCTATTACTCCACAATCGGGATGGGCGTGAAGATATTTTTCAATGCGTCTACCAACGTGCTTGCCTGGCAGTTGAATGCAGACTTTTCGGATACGCTGGATTTTTCTGACTTTACTGGCATCCCTAATAATGCAGGCTCTGGGGTGAATGGCGATATTTTGTTTACAACTGTGGGTCATTCAAGTGGTGATGTGTACAACATAGTCATTCAAGCGAGGAAGCATTTCTAATATGGCTGAGAAAAAGAAGAAGAGTAAATCTCGCGTTAACGAAGCGGGTAACTATACGAAGCCAGCTTTGCGTAAGAGGCTCTTCAACCAAATCAAAGCCAGCGGAAAGGGTGGGAAGCCTGGTCAATGGAGTGGGCGTAAAGCCCAGATGTTAGCAAAACGCTACAAGGAAGCCGGTGGCGGCTATAGAGACTAATGCCTTTAAAAAAATCTCAAAAGTCTCTCAAGAAGTGGACGAAGCAAGACTGGGGAACCAAGTCTGGCAAACCGTCCACCCAAGGGAAGAGGGCTACAGGTGAGAGGTATCTCCCGAAGAAGGCTAGAGAATCTTTATCGGACAAGGAGTACGCTGCCACTTCCCGAAAAAAACGGGCAGACACAAAGAAAGGTAAGCAACATTCCAAGCAACCGAAAAAAATAGCCAAGAAAACAGCGAGGCATCGTAAATGAGTTTGACTGATGCCGAGAAGAACAGGCTAAAGAAAGTTGGGTTATCTGGTTTGAATAAGGTTAAGAGAACACCTAAGCACCCTAAGAAGAAAGCAGTGGTCGCCGTGAGGGATGGTGAGAAGATGAAGATCATTCGGTTCGGTGATCAGAAGATGGGGCATAATTATTCAGCGGAAGCGCGGAAGAGTTTCAAGGCTCGTCATGCGAAGAATATCGCTAAAGGCCCGACCAGTGCGGCTTATTGGTCAAACAAGACTTTTTGGAGCGGCCCCAGCGGAAGTAAGAAAAGCCCGCCGAAGTCTCAAAAACGCAAGTTCGGGAGGAGTTGATGCCGATCAGCAGAGCGCAGATGAAGAAGCAGATCAGCAGCTCGCCAGCCAAGAAAAAGAAGCAGGCTAAGGTGAGGAAGGTGATGAAAGAGTTCAAAAGCGGTGATCTCAAGTCAGGCGGCTCTGGTGGACGGGTAAAGAGTCGAAAGCAAGCGATAGCTATTGCCCTCAGTGAAGCGGGGGTAAGTAAAAAGAAACGCAAAGCAAGGAGGCCATAGTGGCTATCAAAGGTAAAGATGTTTTGAGTAAGGGTCTTTTGGGGGCCGTGGTCGATGAATATGGTCCACTTGCAGCGATCAGTCCGCTCGGTGCTGTTTTGAAGAACAGGAGGGACAAAAGAAAAAAGAAAAAAGAAGAGGACCAGGACTTGGTGTTGGCAGATGCTGCTGAAAAAGATCGCCTGGAAAGAATGATTTCTGAGCCAACCAATATGAGGCAGGGTGGCAAGACTAGGGTGAAGCGCATAGATGGCATTGCCATACGAGGAAAAACCAAGGGTCGAATTATTTAAATGGCGACCAGCGGTACTTTTGCTTTCAATCTTGATCTTTCTGATGCTATGGAAGAGGCGTTTGAACGTGCTGGGCTAGAGCTTCGTAGTGGTTATGATTACAAGACCGCTCGCAGGAGCATTAACCTAATGATGCTTGAGTGGCAGAACAGAGGGCTAAACCTTTGGTCGGTTGAGTTTGGTACACAGGCGCTGACGGCGGGAACTAACCAGTACAAATTAGATGGCAAAATTTTAGATATCGTTGAGGCTTTTGTTAGGACTGCTGCTGGTGAGCAAAACTCGCAGTTCGATCAGTCTATGACTCGGATATCTGTCAGCCAGTATTCCAATCTATCGAACAAGCTGACCCGCAGTAAGCCGCTTCAGTATTATGTCGAAAAGAATTTCGATTCTATTACGATAAATTTGTGGCCGACGCCTGATGATCAAGAGACCTATCAGTTTGGTTACTACTACATGGAGCGAGTGGAAGACGCTGGAAGCCCGGCCTCAAACAATATAGATGTTCCGGCTCGGTTTTTACCTTGCCTGGTGAGTGGTCTGTCGTATCAACTGAGCTTGAAGTATCCAGCGGCTGGGGCTAGAGCGCAGGCACTGAAGGCTGATTATGAAGAGCAGTGGAAGCTCGCCAGCGATTCTGATCGCAACAAGGCATCGCTTTATGTTTCTCCAGGGGGGTACTCGTTTTGAGTTCTTTTACTAAAGGCAAGTATGCGTTTGGGTATTGCGATAAGACTGGATTCCGATACCCTCTAAAAGATTTAGTCCCAGAGATTGTCAATCAAAGGCCGACTGGGTTTTTAGTCGGTCGGGATGTAGTTGATCCAGATCAGCCTCAGTTGCAGCTTGGTAGGTTGAAGGTGGATGATCCGAAAGCATTGCGTAATCCAAGACCAGATAGAGGTCTTGATGAAAGCAGGGTTCTTGGGTCTTTCAATCCAGTCGGTCAAGTTGGTCTTGGGGCAACAGGCCACGTTGGTGTAGTCACGGTGATTACAAGCTAATGGCGTTTACCTTCACCACACTCAAGCAAGCGATCCAAGATTATTTGGAAACAAACGAAACCACGCTTGTGACTAATTTGCCAACGATCATCACGCAAGCGGAAGAGCGGATACTGAAGTCTGTGCAGTTACCAAACTTTCGCAAGAACGTCACCGGCACTACGACGCAATCAAATAATTATCTTGAAACTCCTACAGACTTTTTGTCGCCATATTCTTTGGCTGTAGATAACAGCGGTTATGAGTATTTATTGTTTAAAGATGTGAATTTTATTCGGCAGGCTTATCCAGTCGCGGCCACCACTGGTGTGCCAAAACACTATGCCTTGTTCGATGACACGACTTTTATTCTAGGCCCAACGCCAAACGCAAACTTCACCGTGGAGCTGCATTATTTTTACGAACCAGAGTCGATCACTGTTGCGTCTAGCGGTACGAGTTGGCTTGGATCAAACGCAGAAAACGCACTTCTGTATGGATGTCTGATAGAGGCATATACCTACATCAAGGGTGAGCCTGACCTGATGCAGCTTTATCAAGTTAGATATGAGTCCGCGATGCAAGAGTTAATTGCTTTAGGTGAGGGTTACAGTACGACAGATAGTTACCGGGCTGGCTCTGTGAGGTCTGATAGGTGACGGCGGTTGGTCATGTCGGCAAGGTGTTGGTAGCCACCACTGAGAACCGAGGGCATAGTGCGGAGTTCTGGGCAGACGCTGCGACCAAAAGAATTGTCAGTGTTGGAGAAAATACGCATCCTCTTATCAAAGAGCAGGCGTTGGAGTTTCAAGACCATATACACAGGGTTGTTGAGTATTATATCAACGAGGCCATCAAAAGCGACAGATCAACTTTGGCCGCTGAGTTTGAAGGGCAAGGGCAGCCTGACCTGGCAAAAATCATACGGAGACTCACATGAGCATCACATCAGCACTATGCACATCATTCAAGCAAGAAATCCTGGTCGGCACACACAATTTCACTGCTAGTTCTGGTAATACCTTTAAATTAGCTTTGTACACTAGCTCCGCAACATTGAACGCAAGCACCACCGCCTATACCACTTCAAACGAGGTTTCTGGAACTGGTTACACGGCGACAGGCGCGGCGTTGACAAACGTCACTCCGACGACATCAAGCACAACTGCTTTTTGCGACTTTGCTGATCTCACGTTCAGCTCAAGTACCATCACTGCTAACGGCGCTCTGATATATAATGACACGCAATCAGACAAGGCCGTTTGTACTTTGGCGTTTGGTGGAGATAAGACATCTACCGCCGGAGACTTTACCATTCAGTTTCCAACCGCAGACGCTAGTAACGCGATCATTCGTATTGCGTAGGCGGTGGCAAATGTTACTGGCTGGGGTAGAGGGACTTGGGACGAGGGTGCATGGGGTGAAGAAGCGCCTGTTGTCGTTACGGGTCAGTCTGGCACGGGTTCAGTTGGATCGGTCACGGTCAGCGCCGACGCAAATGTTGCTGTCACAGGCGTTTCTGCAACGGGATCGGTCGGTTCCGTATCTGTCATTGAAGGATCGGGTGTTACAGTATCTGTCACGGGCGTGGCGGGAGCTGGAGCAGTTGGAACCGTATCCGTATCTGCAAACGCTGATGTCAGCGTTACAGGCGTTTCTGCGACGAGTTCGCTCGGCACTGTCAGCCTCAAGTGTGACAACAACATCAGTGTTACAGGGCTGGAGGCGACGGGCCAGGTTGGTACGGTCACAACTTCATGCGATGCGGTCGTTGCTGTCACTGGGGTCTCTGCTACTGGTGCGACTAATATCGCAAACGTGTGGGGGCTTGTGGTCCCTGGTCAGACGGCTAGTTATTCGGCTGTCTCAGACAGTCAGACGGCTAACTGGTCCATCGTTTCAGATAGTCAAACGGCAAGTTGGTCGAGTGTTTCGGATAGTCAAACAGCGAGTTGGACCTCTGTCTCAGACAGTCAAACAGCAAATTGGGAGGAAGTAGCCTGATGGTACGCCGGGTTAATAAAGTCATAAAGGGCTTAGAGAAAGCATCTAAGACGCACAAAAAGCAGGCAGACACTTTGAAGAAGCACGTTGCTTCAATGAAAAAGCCTAAGCAGAAGGCAAAAAGTCGGAGAAGATAAATGGCAACTTACGTTAATGATTTGCGCCTAAAAGAGATTGCCACTGGTGACGAGGCAGGCACCTGGGGAACCAGTACAAATACCAACCTTGAGTTGATTGCAGAGGCTTTTTCCTTTGGGACGGAATCTATTACGACTAATGCCGATACCCACACTACGACGATTGCGGACGGCTCTACTGATCCCGGCAGGTCAATCTATCTTCAATACACCGGCACACTTGATAGCACTTGCACAATCACTATAGGGCCGAACACGGTCAGCAAGCTGTGGTTTATCGAAAACGCAACGAGCGGATCACAGTCGATCATTATTAAGCAAGGCTCTGGCGCTACGGTTACGATCCGTAATGGTGACGTAAAAGCTATCTACTCTGACGGTGCTGGCTCTGGCGGAAAAATGGTCGATGCTTTTACTGATCTGCACGTTAACGGTCTGACCAGTGAAGTAGATGACAATGAAGCGGCGCTTACTGTCCGTTCTACAGATGCGGATGCAAGTTCCGGGCCTTTGATTGTTTTTGATCGGGAATCTAGTTCGCCAGCAGACGGTGATACAATTGGCCGTTTGAGTTTTCAAGGAAAAAATGATGCCGGTGAAGACACTACCTACGCAAGAATTCGTGCAGGAATAGTGGACGCAAGTGATGGCACGGAAGACGGGCTTTTGCAATTAGCATCTATGCTTGATGGCACGGTGATCGGTCGCATGGAAATGACCGCTACCGAAACTGTCTTTAACGAAGGCAGTAAAGACCTCGACTTTCGTGTCGAAACAGATACCGATGCGAATGCTCTGTTTGTCCAAGGAAGCAGCAACCGAGTGATGCTTGGTTTCAACGCGCAAATAGCGGTGGCAGGAGTTAATCCTCATCTTGGGGTTGTTGGAACGGACAACGGAGGCACCACTCTTGGTGTTGTTCGATACTCTGCTGATACGAGTGGCTGTAGATTTATATTAGGCAAAAGTCGAAACGGTTCAATCGCAACAGCCGGAGGCACAATCGTTCAGTCTGGCGACACCGTGGGATTGATACAGTTTGCTGCTGATGATGGCGGCGACGTTGCTACTAAACCCGTACAAATAGCAGCGGCGATAGATGGCACCCCCGGATCAGACGATGTGCCGGGAAGGTTGGTTATTTCTACTGTTCCTGATGGTTCTGCCTCAATAGCTGAGGCACTACGAATTACAAACGCAGGTAACATTGGAATCGGGGATTCTTCGCCTTCAACGAAGCTTCATGTTACCACTTCAGACCAAGATGATGGAATCACCATAGAATGCACCAACGGCGGTGCTTCCGCTGGCCCCTCGCTGAAGCTAGATAGAAGTTCTTCTGGCCCTGCTGATGATGATTCCATAGGTGAAATTGAATTTAGTGGTAGGAACGATGCTTCTCAGGCGGTTCAGTATGCCCGAATCTTCGCAAGAGCTAATGACGTTACTGATGGAACAGAAGACGGTGAATTAGAAATTCAGACAATTCTCGCTGGCACTGCTAAGTCAAGGGTAGAATTCAATAGAACCGAAACAGTATTCAACGAAGACAGCCAAAACTTAGATTTCCGTGTTGAAAGCGACGGCAACGCTAATATGTTTTTTGTAAATGCTGGCGGGGATCGCGTTCATATTGGAAGCTCGTCGGCTATAAGCGTTGGCTC